TGCGAAGCCTCCATGCTAGTTCGCATAGCTTTGTCACGCCGCTCAAGCATTTGATCGAAGCTAAGTTGCTTCAATGCGACAAAGCCACCATCGACCGACTTAAGATCATAATGATGCAGTTCCTGTGATACAGTTGCTTTTGGCATATGTCTCCCCTACACGATATTCGCTGCTGACTTGCAAGTAATAGCGTATGCATCTCCACCCGCTACAGAGAGGCCGCGTCCTGTAGTAGCTGCTATGATTAGCTGATCCATAGCAGGAAGGGCAACATCATACGTTTCGTATGCAAAGCGATTGAGCTGAATCTGTACACCATCGGTCGCTGTAGCGAACGGATTAGCTCCCTGAGTTGATTCCAACTTGATACCGCGCTGAAGCGTATTTACGAAGTTATCGTACTCAGTACGATTAATGAAGTCTAGCGAAGTAGTGAACGTAATATCGGTCGCACCGAAGCTAATGTAGCTAGCAGCACGATTCTTTACAATGCGGTTCTGAGCCGCCGCATTGTGGTTAAATACAACATCGAATCCGTCGAAGTCCACACTTGCTGTACCGAATGTCGGAGTAGCGCCGAAGTCAGATGCGACAAATATCGCATGTGCATCTGCACCGAGTAGATCAGGTGTTATCCATGATGGAGTAAACGGTCCTGCCGTTGTCAATGTTGCTGCCGGTACATCTGCAAGACCGAGCATCGTCATGGTACAACGTAGAACTCCGGTATCAATCGCAAAGTTGTACTGACCGACAACACATCCTGTATATCCGAAAGCTACACCATTGCGAATCACAGTTATTGAGGCTGATCGCATAGGCGCTCCAACAGACGCAGCCTGATTCGGAACTGCCTTATATGTGAAAGGCGCACCAGCTCCCGTTTTTGTCAAGGTATGACGGGAAATATACAGGAAGTACGGAAGGAAGTTTGTATCAACTTCCATCACCACATCACCCTCGATATGATAGTATCCCTGTTTTACGTCGGATACCATAACCTGCTGCCGCAACTGTGGCGAAAAGTAACGTGCTTCGGTATATCTGAATGCCTCGCTAATTATCGGCACCCAAATAGTCGGTGGAACATAAGTACCGTAGGTGGTTTCAAATGCGAATCCTAGGGCACCACCGCCTCCCAATCCAGCAGGCATTTAACTCACCTACCCTTCTTTGGTTTCTTCTTGAGGTTCCGATACCGCGCTTTGGGCTTCTGCCGCTGGAGCAGCTTCGGTTGTTTCGGCTGGGAATTCCGTGCCATGTTGTTCAGGCACCTCAGTTACTATGGGACTACCCTCTATCTTGATATTGCCAGCTTCCGCGAATGCGTCCTTTATCAGCACTCCAAAAGCAGCCGCATAGCTTTCCTCTCGCTCTTCTGATATTTCGACTGCTTCGCGGTTTTTTAGCATACCTAACCCCTCCACACCGAATTCAAACCCATCGGGAAAATCCGGCTGGTCAATAGTTGCCGTAAGGCCCACTTTACCTCCCTCCGAATCTTTCTTGAGTAACTGCGTTCCATTCAGTTCTTGTACCGACGACTGCTTCATTGCGTGGTCGTCGGATGATTGCAGGATCTTCTGCATTCACAAAACTGAAGATTACCTGCCGATCTCCATTAATTGCTGGACACGTCAAGTTATTGTGCAATACCTCCCTGACCGCAGTTACGAGGATCAAATCTTCTCTAGTGCGGATATGGTGAGATTCTGAAAGCTTCGCGTGATAAATCCATAGCTCACATATCAAGGTCATCTGAAATGTATGTGTAGCATGAAGTTCGCGCGTTACCGGACCTGCTGCTACCAAGATGGCGGGGTATTCCGGTATTAAGTTTTCCTCACCATATCCCACGAACCGGACACCGAATTGTTCCATATTCAGTGTCATCAGGTCGTGCAGATAATCCAGAATCTCCTCTGGCGTACTGAACAGTTTTGTCTGTTCAATTACGCTCATGGTTCGAACATACTGGGTGATACGAACCTAGTGCCGATTCCGGGTATCCGCATTATTGGCTGTCCTGTCCTTCTTACTGCGCCAGCCAATGCTCCATCTACGTGCATATCGAGTACACCGTAGATAACTTCTTCAGCTCGATCGCTCACTCCTATGAACGGTCTTGCTGGAATCATGCCTTGTCTTGTTTCACCCTTATGAGTCGTGAAATTAAACTTAGCGCCTTCTTGATGGACTATCCAGTAATCAGGTAGATTCGCGCCGACGAGAGCAATTGATCCACCACCAACTGCTGCACTAGAAATCCCACGCGATTCTATCTCATAACTGGTTAGCTTGGATACTGCGTCATAAAGACTATCCGACGTGTTACTTGCTGGTCTATGGTATTGTTCTTGTTTATGCAGAATGCCAATATTCTCGCGTTCTGCTTGATCCTTATAAAGCGGCGACCAATCTCGCCAAGGATGACCTTCCGGGTCAGTTTCTGTATCGAATCGCTCAACTATGTCGTTGCGTATAACTCGTCTAGCCACACTTAATGGGCCTATGAACCGGCGTTCTTTTTCGCTTGCGACATGTATCGCATCTGCTACAAGTAGTGGATCATCGCCAGCTCGCCAACCTGATTCAGTACGGCTAGGAAATTCGACACTACTCATTTACGACCTAGTTTGAGCGTGAGGAGCCTATCATCCATAGTGAAGATAGGACCTTCATCCGTTGCATTCGGATAGAAGTCGGCCGCTGTGAACCTGATTCCTATTGGAGGAATTGTCGGATCGGTTATTACGATAGTACCCGCAATAATTCCCTGCAACAACGACATTGCTTCGTTGTATTTAATCTGGGCATAAAGCGGGTCGTTTAGTGAATCTTCACTATATCGTTCTCTGTAGTAAAATGCGGCAACGAACCTCCCCGCGATAGCACGTATTAACTCAGGTGTGGTATCGGGGGAGGTCCAAGTTGCCATAGCCGCAGCGGGTATAACTCCGGCAAGGTAGCCTCGTATGATACGTTCGGCGTCTAGCCCAAATAGATCTAACTCCGGTTGCTCTAGTTCAAGCTTGTCCGTTGGTAGATGCATATTTACGTCGTCAAGCGAGGCAAATGCCATAATTAATTACTCGCTGCCGTCTCAGTTTGTGCGGATGATGACCCTGATGAACTACTTGCGGTAGCACCACCACCTTCCGCTAGTATAGGTGCATGAGCCAACTTCTCTTCTTCAGTAGTTGCTGCCGCTTCTTCAGGCATTGCTTCGGCATTCTCAACATCTGCCTGAGCTGCCGCAGCTACTTCCATCTGCTCAGTCGGAGAAAGCATAAGAGTGCCACCAGTTGTTTCTGTTGACTTACCTGCTGCTTCTGCCTGCTGTCGGACAAAGTCCGTCGCCGACATATTGGCAGGAACATCCTTAGGCGGTGCTTCTTCTCTAACTGCACCACTATCTACAAGCTCTTGGAATTCCTCATCCGAGATACCGAGCTTGGCCGCATCAACTTCGTCACCTACTTCGACGAATTCTACCCCACTAATTGCGTTAGTTGCGGCATCAAATGCACCACCATAACGGATACGTGACCATGCATATGCCATATTGTCACCCCCTACCAGGCAGTTGCGCCAAAGGCGTTTTTGATGAGATATCCGGCAGTATTGGAAACAACCTTCAGATCGTATTTCCAGCTTACGCGGAATAGATCAGACTTGCGGGGTTCCTCACGCCACCTATCGACAGGTCGAATACCTGCGGGATAAGGCTGGCAGAACGTCTTACCGAATGTCTTGGTCTGCTGTCCAGGTGTCGGATCTACAATACCGATCCAAACATCCTTACCCCACAAATACTGGAACGCTTCCGCCGCATCCACGTTATCCCCAGTATTGTAACCCGAATCGACGAGAAGCATGTTACCCTGGAATCCCGCCAGTTCGAGGAATGCATCATCATTGGTGAGCGTGAAGTACGTGAACCGTGAAACGATACGAGGATGATTGATTATGTAGTCAATCCCCTGGGACGGTATAATGATCGTATTCGGGTTGCGTCCAGTGAGATTCCAAATCGTCCTACGTGCGTTACGGATATCATTGACCGGATCAGACGTAGTGTTCGGAGCGCCGGTATAGTCACTCCATTGCTGCGTACCTGCGAGAGTGACGGTATTGCCAACCGGATAAGTAGCAGTATTGCGGATCAAGTCTGATACTTTCTTCTCATGCCCCAACATCAACGAACGTGTGATAAGTGCAACAGCATCCTGCTCTGGCTGAATCTGCAAAGCACCACCAAATACCGGGTCTGCAAGTCCACCCTGAGAAGTCAGCTCTTGCCTTTCTTCATCCTGTACAGAAGCCTGAAGTGAATGCTCGACAGTCTTGAATGTATCTTCACTCCACCTTCGACCACGAACTTCGTTAGCTACCGTACCTGGTTCACGCCTATCAGGGAAGATAAGCCAGTCCGACCTATCGAATACTCGGTAACGACCCGACTGAGTCATAACCGGAGTAGTCGGCATGATTTGATCGCTGTACAACTGCTGATCCTTGAAACCTACCGAGAATCCAGTAAGGATAGGATCTACATAAAGTAGACCAGGATCGTACATCTAGTTATCTCACCTCCCCTTAGATTAGTGAACCAGGAAGATCAAGCATGACAGTACATCTGTTTCCGACAGTAGCCTGACCCTGCCGGAAGTAACCGATTACTCTATCTCCAGTAACAGCATCGTGAACTGAACCATCAGGCATAAGTCCCACAAGACCGCCAACCGTGCAGACTCCACCTGCTACTGCTTCAGTTGCACCTTCTACACGAACAGATGCACCCTTACCTCTTGGGATATCTGCGGTTGCCACATCGTACTGAACAAATCCGACAGCTACGTCAGTCTTTGCAGTTACCGGAGTTACCGTTTCCTCAGCCGACATCTTAACCGCTTTGTACTTCGTAAGTGCTACTGCTGCGTCAAAACCCTTATCGAGAACAAAGTTACCACCAGATGGCATTTAGTAACCCTCCTCCCTAGTCGGGACACTTGAGCGATATGCCTGGAACAAATCAGGATGCCGCCTCATTGCCTCATTCACGGCATCGCTATATTCCAAGCTATCGTCGTTCTGAATCTTAACTACGGCTTCTGAAAACGCCTTAGCAGGATTCTCAGGAACTTCCCGACCCTTGGAACTCCCATGTTCCTCGAAGTCCACAATTCCGTTCTCAGAACTCACAAGCTCCATAAGCTCTGAAAGATCGGCTGTGGTTGCTGTTTTCTCCGAGAAACGCTTATGAGTCTCTTCCAGTTTATCCAGAACAGCCGTTGAAAAGCCCTTCTTACCTTCCTCCAACTTAGAGAACCTTTCCGCGAATTCCCTTGCTTCGTGTTCCCTATCCTTCTTTTCGAGTCTTTCGAGTCTTGCCGCTTGATCTGGATATTCCTCGGCAAAGGACTTCTGCTCTGAGAAAGTCTTAGCTGCCTCACGCAAAGGCTTTACCTCAGTATTCATATCTTCGACCGCCTTTACGATATCTGCATCTTTGCCGAGTCCGAGAACATCTCGGAGTTTGGCATCCAGCTCCATACTAGCCTCCGTTTCATACACAATCGGTGGGCTATCCCTACGTGATCCACTAAGGATAGCTGGGTCATCGGAACCATCTTCGTCAGTACGGGGTGTAGGAGGTCCTCCGCTACCTGGCTCAGAGTGTTCCATTTCCTTTGATTCCGCTACTGGGCCTTCAAGTTCTTTTTCTGTAACAGGCGCTTCTTTAGTAAGAGTTTCATCTTCGGCCATTTGTTTTATTGTCGCTCCTATCCGCTGCATCGCGCCCCTGATCTTCGATTTGATCGAAGAAAGCTGGCTAGACGTATACTTCGCTGCGTTCTTGGGCATATTGATATATGACCAAGCCGCCCGAATGTGTGTCTCAGTATCGAGCGGATAGCGTTTCTTCTTATCCGACTGATAGCCAGGGTCGGCATACGTTACATCGCCATACGGCTTCTTCGCATCT